CGTCGGGACTGGAAGTGCCGTCACTACGAGCGTGGCACGTCGACTTGCGACTGGGAGTGGACAGGGAACTGGTACCATGGAGTGGACCTAGGGGGAGCATCCCTTACCTTCGAGGACTGTTCTGTGTTCTTCTTGTTTGTTGCTTTTCTGACTGTGTCAGCGCTCGCGGCCCGCTATCGATGGCGCATAACCATCGAAGTGTTGATGGGGATCGCCTTGACGCAAATCCTGTGGTTTGGTGGGATTCCGCCTACGGAGTTCTTGCTTGTATTTTGGCCTATGTATATTTGGCTCTACAACCAATTGGCGGGATTTGTGTTTTGGCTTTAACCTATCGGTGTTACAAGCATGGTACGCGACAGATTTTGAGAGAAATATTTAGTACCGTGCTGTCCTGGTTAGGAAAATCGAGTTATGTTGGCTCATCCCATTTGCGACTGTTGTTTCGTGACACAGCACTCGCACCTGGTGGGACCGTGGCGCATCACACGCATGCTGATGCTGCCAAGGTTCGTAGAACAGCCGAGAATTTTGCCCAACAATTTGCATACCGCGCCGGAATGCAGCCGTACATGTTCCAGATGTCGGCTACAAACCAGCGTGCGGGTATGAAGGGCTCACGGTCATATTATTTGGCCAAGGATCTCGGGGTTCGATCAACACCTCTGAACCTCACTCAGAGTTCTTTGTTTACTGTTATCGACACAGACTATCATATGGATATGCCATGGTGGTTGGGTTCGCTGGCGCGGCCCATGCTAATTTCGACGATAATCCCGGACGCTGTCGCAGGCGTGAGAAAAGATTATTCGTTTACGTTCAACGATCAAGACGAGATTGATATGAGCGTCAATGGTGGTGCGAGATACACGCACAAACTTTGGAATTACGGCTCGGATACCATCGTGGCGGTGTATCAGATGATGGGGTATGTGGTCTCCTCCACTGTCTATTCTGTTGACAGGCGCCAGGTGGGTGTCGATAGGTACCTTGTGTTACTTGCTCCAATTGTTTCTTATGGTTGGGCTGGGACCCAATTGTTGTTGTTGCTAAATGATCTGCCGGTGCTGCAGCGGTTACGTGTTAACGACGGGGGCTCTGGGGATGAGCGTTACCTGCATTTGCACGTTGTCGCGCCGGAAGGGAGAAGGATCTCTATTGGTCGACCCGGAAGCTATGTCGCTGCGACTGTCCCCGTTGAATGTTTCAATACACTCGAGGACTTGGCGGCAATTGGGTCAACTGATATTGTGATGCCACAAGTGTTGAATGTGCTCACAAATGTCGACAACAAGATTTTGGTCCAGAAGCCGTTTGAGATTGCGCCGTTGTTGGTGCGTTATCTCCGTGCTACCCATCCAAGCCGGCCCGACGAAGTTTTTCCTGTGAAGGAGGGACTGCGACAGTACCAGGTCTTTAACCAAAAGACCGACTTCGAGGCCAAGGCGAAGATGCACCCGTTTATGGCGCCATTGGTACATGGTGCCTTCACGCCGGTGAACTCCCGTGCTAACGAGGAGGATTGCATCAAGGAGCGAATCGAAAATGTGCGCACACACGTCAAGGCTACACCGCAATTACAGCAGTATATGCGGGAGTTTGTGGACTTGATGGTGCCGGAGGACAAGCGGCACACTCTGCATCCCACGAGTTTTGATACTGTGTTTGAGAAGCAGAAGCGGCCCGCACAACAGACGATTCTCCGTCAAGCTAGTGTAATGATGGAAGGCAAACGCGAGGTCCGTAGTTTTATTAAGGCGGAATGTTATGGCGATCCTAAAGCCCCGAGGCCGATAAGTACGATCAACCCGGTTGATAAACTGGCGTACTCACGGTATACATACGCTTTGGCAGACTACATGAAGCAGTTTAAATGGTATGCATTCGCACACACACCTTTGGAACACGCCAAACGAGTTGCGGAGATTGCCTTGATGGCGATCATCGCGCTCTTGATATCGGACTATAGTAAGTACGATGGCCACGTCTCTGAGGCCCTGCGGGAACTAGACCGCATGATCATGATGGCGTTGTTTCATGAAATGTACCACGAGGAGTTGCTTGACTTGTTGAAATCGCAGTTCGGAATGGACGCGAAAGGGTTCTTCGGCAAGCGCTACAAAGTGTTGCATGAACGGATTTCCGGTAGTCCTGAGACTTCTGGGTTTAATACGTTGGAGGACGCATTTATTGCCTACGTCGCCCTCCGATTATCTGGTAATAAACCTAAGGAAGCCTGGGACAAGCTTGGAATCTATGGTGGTGACGATGGCATAACCGTAGATGTTGATCCTAGGAAGATGGAAGAAGCCGCAGCCATGGTGGGGCAGTCCTTAACGGCAGATATGGTGATGCGCGGGGAGTTTGGTGTGAAATTTCTCTCGCGTTACTATTCCCCTGAGGTGTGGAACGGGTCGACGGATAGTTGTTGTGACATTGGGAGGCAAATCTCGAAGTTGCACGTGACAACATTCCTCCCCCCAAACATCTCTCCAGCCATGAAGCTGTATGAGAAGGTGCGTTCGTATGCAATGAGTGATCTGAACACTCCGATCTTGGGAGATTTGGTACGACGCGCCCTCACACTGGCAAACCCTAAATTGCAAAAGAGTGTGGAGGAACACGAAAGCCATTTGCGTGGAATTGGCTACTATTTTGGGAATGTGGAAGCCGGTGTGCAGTACCCGAATGAGCGAGCAGAGTGGATGGAACTTGTGGTGGAGCACACGTTACCAGGTGTTGATCGTCAGAGGTTGGCGCGAGCTTTGGAACAATGTAAGGTTTTTGAGGATTTATTGAAGCTGCCCCTGATTATTAACCCACGCCCTGCGGCCCCCGGCCACGTTGAGATGGTGGTTGATGGCATGGTCAATCCGGCCAAGCCAAAGAAACCAGTGGTGAAAGCGCGAGCTTGCCATCCAATTAAGGGGGTTGTGAAAAGGCCGTTGGCAATTGATACCAAGAAGACGGTTCACACTCTTCGGAAGCCGCTGAAGGTTTGGAAGCCCAAAGCCCCAGCGAAGCAGATTGTTAGGCCCAAGTATGAGGCACCGGTGTTGGATTTCCCAGTTCCAGCAAGCCCGGTTCACGCCCCGACGAGCCCTACCTACGTACCATTTTCACCGACCTATGCGCCTACTTCACCCACGGTGCCCTACGGGGCGTTTGGGGGAGAGGCTGAGGTTAAGAGTATGGAGGTTGAGGAGAAACGAGAGCCTCAACCCCTGGTAACGTTGGAATCGGTTCAGGAGGTATGGAGACGTGAATTCGCAGGCCAGGTAATTCAGGAAGTGCTGCGTGCGCAGCGCCCTGAGGAACGTCCAGCACGGCGATCTGACGGAGCGGCGATGGACCTTGATGGTCCTAGCGCCCCGTAATCCTAACCGGGACACGGTGTAATGGCTGGTCCGCCTTGGGGGCCAGATAGTTTTACCTTACGAGTTACCATTACACCTGAAAACTAGAAGTTTCAATTATGGCTATGATCCCATTTTCAGCAGCTACTTCAATTGTCCCTGCCGTCGCCGAGATGGCGGCAGAGTCACTTGTTGCTAATGGATTGTCGAAGGGCGTGAAATACGCCGTTGAGAAAGTCGGGAATATGTTCAAGTCCAACGAGAATAAACGCGTTGGTGAGGCGAGTAACCCAGGCCCTCGGGGCCGTCGCCAACAAAAGCGCCGCCACCAGAGTGCGGGCGCAACACAACAGGGGAAGAGTAAGCGCAGAAAGACAGGAGGTTCGGGTTCGGTGATGGTAAGTAGTGCCTCACCGATGCCCGTCGCGTCCAGTTTTCTTGTATACCGGAATCGGGCGAACCGCGTCCGTCCTTGCAGTTTTGCGGGGATGCGTGGCGAATGCCTATCCGGAGAACAGATTTACTGTGATGTAACGTCGGGAGACGGAACCGCAACCTCATCCAACTTCTGTCTGCGTGAACCCGGCAGTGCCGTCATCTTCCTTGGTCTCATCATGCGTCCTGGCTTCCAGGATGTTCCAGCTGATGTGATGAACATATTGGCCGCCGCACAAGTACAGGACCCACTTGCCACAGCCTGTGCTACGCGACGCCTATTCCGCCTGACTAAACTCATCTATAAGTATTATCCTTCATGCCCTACGACAACC